CATGATCGTGATGGATTGGGTTCAGAAGAGAATTATTTCTGGAAAACAGCAAAAGAAAGAGCAAAAAAAGACGAAATAGAACCAGAATTAGGATAAATAATAACATTTACAAAAAAGTGTCATAAATAAAACAGGAAACAACTGTTTACATGGCAATAAAACGGATATCAAGAGCATTTAAAGACATTTCTTTGTCTTTTACCCCTCATCCAGTCACAAAAGACCTCCCAATTCTTAAGAATGAGAATGCAATTAAGGCATCCGTTAGAAATTTAGTGCAGACTATCCCTACTGAGAGGTTTTTTAACCCAATTCTTGGGTCTGAAGTGAGAGATAGTCTATTTGAGTTTGTAGATTATGGTACTGCATCTGTTATACAAGAGCAAATTGAGATAACTCTTGAAAATTTTGAACCTAGAATAGATAATGTAAAAGTTGAAGTAGAACCAAGACCAGATTTGAACGAATTTGAGGTTACGGTGTTCTTTAATATTGTTGGACAGCAAGTTCCTGCACAAGAATTTACGTTTATACTCGAAGCAACAAGATAAATGCCTTTTACTAAATTTACAAATCTTGATTTTGACCAAATTAAGGTATCACTTAAAGATTATATTCGATCAAACTCAAATTTTACTGATTTTGACTTTGAAGGATCTAATTTTTCAGTCTTAATTGACACTTTAGCATATAATACCTACATTACGGCGTTTAATTCCAATATGACTGTGAATGAGTCCTTTCTAGACTCTGCAACACTTCGTGAAAACGTGGTTTCCCTTGCTCGAAACATAGGTTATGTGCCAAAATCAAGAACTGCTGCTCAAGCAACAGTCTCTTTTGACGTTACAACGAATGGAAACACTCCCTCTCTCACTTTACAAGCAGGTTTAGTCTGTGTAGGCAGTTATAATGACACATCTTATGTGTTTTCAATACCAGAATCCATTACATCAACTACAACTCAGGTAACTGATTCAAACGGTAATATAATTTCAAGCACTGCATCATTTAATAACATAGTTGTTTATCAAGGAACATACCTATCAAAGACATATACAGTAAATGGATCATTAGATCAACGATTTTTAATAGATAATTCATTTGTTGATACATCAACCATCAAAGTTTACGTTAAAGGTGCCGCTGATACTGGTTTAGGAAAAGAATATCGTAAAGTAGACAATATATTAAACATAACAGACACATCAGAGACATATTTAATACAAGAAGTCACTGATGAAAGGTATGAACTTTTATTTGGTGATGGTATATTTGGAAAAAAAATTGAAAATGATGCTATCATAACAGTCACATACATTGTGACCGATGGAACCGAAGGAAATGGTGCTGCTTCTTTCTCATATGCAGGAAGTGTTGCCTCATCATCAAATCAAATACAATTACCAACATCATCACCAACAGTAACAACTGTCTCATCGGCAGCTAATGGAGGTAATATCGAGTCAATTGACTCAATTAAGTATTTTGCACCTAGACTATATTCATCACAGTACAGAGCAGTTACAGCAAGGGATTATGAGTCTGTAATACAACAAATATATCCAAATACCGAATCAGTTTCAGTTGTAGGTGGTGAAGAGTTAGATCCACCTGAGTTTGGAACTGTTTTTATCACTATTAAACCAAAAAATGGTGAATTTGTATCAGATTTTGACAAACAATCAATATTATCAAATTTAAAAAGTTATACACTAGCAGGTATTAATCAAAAACTACTTGATCTTAAGTTACTATACGTTGAATTAGACTCATTTGTATATTATGACCCTTCTAAGGTCTCAACTGCCTCAGATTTAAAAACTAGAATTACAAATGGTCTTTCATCTTATGCATCATCAACTGATTTAAACAAATTTGGTGGTAGATTTAAATATAGTAAGGTTTTAAATGTTATTGACAACATTGATGATGCAATTACATCAAATATATCAAGAGTTATTGTTCGTAGAAATTTAAGAGCATTAACTAATCAATTTGCTCAATATGAATTATGTTTTGGTAACAGTTTTCATATTAATCCAGAGGGACGTAATATAAAAAGCACTGGTTTTACAATTCAAGGTAGAACAGACACTGTTTATATTACTGATATTCCAAATAAAAATTCTGATGGTACACTCGATGGTAGTGGTAAGGGTATTTTAGCAATTGTTAAAGCAAGTGCCGATGCATCTAGTAATCTTGTTGTTGCATCAGCTGGTGTTGTTGATTATATACACGGTGAAGTCATATTATCAACAGTCAATATAACGTCAACTGTAAAAACTAATAATATCATCGAAATACAAGCATTTCCTGAATCAAATGATGTGGTGGGACTTAAAGACTTGTATTTGAGTTTTGCTGTCGGTAATAGTGAGATAAATATGGTTAAAGACACAATTACTTCTGGTGAACAAATATCAGGTGTCGGTTATAAAGTCACATCAAGTTATTCAAATGGAGCTTTGATAAGAGGATAATATGATAACTACTGGAATTGATAAAAGAGTCAAAGTCCATCAGATAATTGAAAACCAACTACCAGAGTTTTTAGTATCTGAAAGTCCAAAAGCAGTTGATTTTCTTAAGCAGTATTACATCTCTCAAGAATATCAAGGAGGTCCGATTGACCTGACTGATAATTTGGATCAGTATTTAAAATTAGATAATTTAACACCCGAAGTTGTAGTTGGTGAAACAAAATTAACAAGTAATCTAACAATAAGTGATACTACAGTAAATGTTAGTAGTACCAAGGGATTTCCCAATACTTATGGTCTTTTCAAAATTGAAGATGAGGTAATTACATATACTGGTATTACTACAAATAGTTTTACTGGTTGTATTCGTGGTTTTAGTGGTATAACAACATATCATGCAGAAAATGAACCTAATGAATTAATATTTACAGATTCTTCATCTGCGAGTCATGATGTAGATGCAACTGTAATTAATTTAAGTGCTTTATTTTTAAAAGAATTTTATCAAAAAACAAAAAAATTACTTACACCTGGTTTAGAAAATTCAAAATTTGTTAACAATCTAGATGTTAGTAATTTTATAAAGAATTCTAAGTCATTATATCAATCAAAGGGAACAGAAGAGTCATTTAGAATACTATTTAATGTTTTATATGGTGAAACTCCAAAAATTCTTGATTTAGAAAATTATCTAATTAAACCATCTACAGCTGAGTTTATAAGAAGAGAAATAATTCTTGCAGAGGCACTTTCTGGTAATCCTATAAACTTGATAGGTCAAACAATAATTAAATCATCTGATGGTGCTACCAGAGCTGCTATATCTGAAGTAGAACCTCTAACAAGAAAAGGAAAAGTTTATTATAGAATTGGATTATTTGTTGGATTTAATGAAATTGATCTAATTGAAGGAACTTTTAGTATTACTGGCAAAACAAAAGCAATTGGTGATGTATCAATAGGATCCTCTGTCATTACTGTCGATTCAACTGTTGGATTCGGTCAAACTGGTACTCTTGTATCTGGAATTAGCACAAATATCTATTATAGTGATAAATCAGTTAATCAATTCTTTGGATGTGAAAATATTATTAGTAATATATCAAGCACTGATGATATTAGATCAGATGAATTTTATTATGGTTATGAAAATGGTGATTTATCAAAAAAAGTTGAATTAAGATTAACTGGTGTATTATCAAAATTTGTACCTTCATCCGATATTAGACTTTTAAATCAAGGAGAAAAAATAACTGTTAAAAATGTAGGTGAAAAAATATTAAACCCAGATACTAATAAAACTAGAAAACAAGTTTTTGCAAATTCATGGATTTACAACACATCATCTAGATTTAAAATAGAAAAAATATTTGGTGCAAACGTAGTTGTTTTTACAAGAGATATTGATAAGTCAAGTTTAAAAGAAGGTGATAATGTTGAAATTTTATTCAGAAATGAAGAATCAAAAGTTGCTACAGGTATTGTAGGAAACATAGATGAACCTACAGGAACTATATCTTTAAATAATTTAACAAACTTACCAGGAATTACACAATTACCTGATCCTAATAGAGAATATGATTTAAGAAGAGTTATTAATCGTGCTTCAAGTTTAAATACTGACTTAGAATTTGGAAATAATATTTTAACAACTGATGTAACTAATGTTTATAATGAGTCTAATACTGCTTTTTATGTTGCATCTAATTCTTTACCATCTTATCAAATAACTGCTGAGTTACCTAAATCAATATTACCAAATGCTACTGCAGGTGTTGAATTACCTCAATCTGGATATAATGCAAATACATTAAAATACAGCATACTATCATTTCCAAGTCCAGTTCCTTTTATTACTGGTGATGAAATATTCTATACTGCACAGGGAACTGTTTTACCTGGTTTACCTGAAGCATCATACTTTGTAGAGGTTTTATCAAACGGAAATCAAATAAGATTGTACAAATCTAGATCATTTATCCCAATAGCAGATTTTGAAGAATTTGAATCATTACCTGCAGGATCTGGAACTCATACATTTTCATTAGTTGGTATAAAGGAACAAGAAATAGCACCGCAAAAATTATTTAAAAAATTCCCACTTAATCCAAGTTTATCTAATTCTGATAATATTTTAACAACTTCTGGCACCACAGGAATGTTGATAAATGGTGTTGAAATCGGTAATTATAAATCAAATGATAAAATATTTTCTGGACCTATTGAAAGTATAAGTTTATTAAATGGTGGTGAAAATTATGATGTTTTAAATCCACCTAATATTCAACTATCATCAGGAAGTGTAAGTGGAACAACCGCTCTAATACAACCAGTTATATCTGGAAAAATTGTTGATGTTCAAGTTGATCCTCAAGATTTTGATATTAAGAGGATAATTTCAACAACTATTGAAGGGGGTAATGGATCTGGAACAATATTAGAACCAGTTCTAAATGAAAGAAGAAGAGAACTATCATTTGATGCACGTTTACTAACTGATTCTGGTGGAATTGACCATGTTAACGAAACACTTACATTTTTACAGGAACATAATATTGCTAGTGGAGAACCACTAGTTTATGATAGGAATAATAATATTCCACTTGGTATTGGAACTGTTGGTAATGATGCTGGAACATCGGTTGTTGGTCTTGGAACAACAACTTTAATAAATGCTGCCACTTATTATCCATTAGTAATAAATCCAACTAAAATCAAGTTGTTTCAGAGTTTAGATGATTACAATGCTGGTATTAATACAGTTGGATTTACAACTGCTAATAAAATTGGTATTCATAAATTTAAATTAAAAAATGGTCAAAATCATTTAAGAGATATAAGAATTATTGATTCTGGTTCTGATTATGAAAATAGACAAGTATTTGTTAAACCAGTTGGAATTAATACCATTACAAATACTATTCATTTTAATAATCATGGATTTAAGGCAGGTGACAAAATTGTATATTCAACCGCAGTTGGAATAGGTTCAACTTTACCCACCCCTATTACAGGTTTATCAACATATACTGGCATTACATCTACATCTAATTTTTATCAAATTATAAAGTTAGATGATAATTCATTCCGATTATCAAACGCTGGTCTTGCAGGAACAATAACTTCTGAGTATGAAAGAAATGATTATGTTAAATTCTCAAATAGTGGAACTGGATTTCAAGTTTTTAAATATCCAGATATTAAATTAAATCTTAAATATGAATTATCCAATACAACTGTAGGAGTAATTACAGCAACTCCTGTTGTAAGAGGATCCATTGAAGATATACTCTTATATGAGGAAGGATCAGATTATGGTTCTGATACTTTAAATCTTGAGAAATCAATAACAATTGATATTAAAACTGGTAAAGAGGCAGAACTAAAACCGATTGTAACAGACGGAAAGATAACAGTTGTAGAAATACAAACAAAGGGTCGAGAATACACCTCTGCACCCGATTTAGAGGTTGTTGGTATCGGAACTGGTTTAGGTGCAAAATTAAGAGCTGTTGTATCTGATGGTAAAATAGTTGACGTTATTATTCTTGAAGGTGGTTTGCAATATCAACAAGATAAAATTGATATTAAAGTTATTCCACCAGGTAAAGGTGCAAAACTAGATGCTAGAACTAGAGGATTAACAGTTAACTCTTTCATAAGATATGGAAATGAAGCATTAGTAGAAACAAATAATAAATTAGAATATTCAATTGTAGGTTATTCTACGCAAATTGGAAATGATAGTTTTGGAGATACTGGAAATGGTCATTCTCCAATTATTGGTTGGGCATATGATGGAAATCCAATTTATGGTCCATATGGTTTTAGTGATCCATCAGATTTAAATTCTACAGTTAAAATTTTAGATAGTGGTTATATTCTTGATGCATCAAATGTAGTTAATAGACCTAGTGGATTTACTAACGGATTTTTTATAGAAGATTATAAATTTAATAATTCAGGTGATTTAGACAGACACAATGGAAGATACTGTAAGACTCCAGAATATCCCGAAGGAACATACGCATATTTTGCAGGTATAACAACAAATTCTCTTGTTCCTAGATTTCCATACTTTATTGGAAATACTTTTAGGTCTAATCCAGTAACTGAGAACTTTAATGTAAATCAAAATACATTCGATTTTAGTAACAATGATTTAGTAAGAAATACATATCCATATAAAGTATCTGATCAATATGCTGATAATGATTTTATTATTGAGTCAAATGAAATTACTACACAATCAACAATTGTTGAAAGCACAACTTCTGGTTCAATTGATTCAATAGAGATAATCAATGCTGGTGATAATTATGAAGTTGGTGATGTTGCAGTATTTGATAATAGTGATACTGGTGGAGGTGGAATAAGTGTTTCTGTCAATAGTATATCTGGAAAGGAAATAACATCAATAGAAACAACTGTTGATAGATTTCAGGATGTAGTTTTTAGGTGGAATAGTCAAAATTCAGTTTCTGCTTATATCTCAACATCTCCTACATTGAATGATGGAGATAATGTTTCTATTTCGGGTCTATCAACAACTGGTATAAAAGGTTTATTGGGTTCTCATGTCATAGGTGTACAAACTTCAAGCACAGTTCTTTATCAAGAAGTACCAAATTCAACAACAACTGGAATAGTAACCGACATATACGTAGCTAATATACCAACTGGTGTTTCTGTCGGTAGTAGTATTGGTATAGGAACGGAAAAATTACTTGTCTTAAATACATTTCCTTCAAATAACATATTAAGAGTTCAAAGAGGTGTAACATCAGGAGTTCATACAGTATCCACTAAAGTTAATTTAATTCCTAGTTTCTTTAATATTCCTCTCAATACTGATTACTTTAATTCAAAAATAAGTGATGTTGTTTATTTTAATCCACATGAATCAATCGGTGTTGGTACTATTGTTGGTATAGGATCAACTTCACTTTCCACTCTAGGGGATATAACTAAAGTTGTATCAACACCACCTCATAGTATTTTCTTACCTAATCATCCTTTTGAAACAAATCAAAGAGTTACTCTAACTAAACCAAGTGCAGGATATGCATTAACAGTAACTAGAGATGAGGGAGCAACAACATTTACGATCCCTAAGACTGGTAATAGTGAAGACGTATTTATTATTAAAAAATCAAAAGACTATGTTGGCATAGTAACACAAGTGGGTCTAACTACATCATCAGTTGGACTTGCTTTTGGACTTGATACAAAAGTTGGATCAAGTAGTTTTGAATATAAACTTGAAGCTAATCACACTCAAGTTACAGGAAAATTAGAAAGAATAAAAACTACTGTATCCGTATCAACTGCTCATAATTTAATTGATGGAGATATAGTAAATCTTGATTTAATACCAAATGATTCAGTAGGGATCGGTGCATCAACATTTATTAATTTAAAATTTGATAGTTCAACTCATAATTTATTAGTAAATCCAATAACTGTGCCATCTAGTGGTGTGACCACCTCCACAAATAATTTTAATTTTACATCACATAATTTAGTAACTGGTAGTAAAGTTCAATATATCTCTACTTCAACATCACAAGGTCTTACAAGTAAAGAGTCTTACTATGTTTATAAAGTTGATGATAATAATTTTAAACTAGGAGAAACATATTTAGATGTTACATCAAATCCTGCTAATATAATTCAAATTAGTACCACGGGAAATAATCACGAATTTTCACTAATTAATCCACCGATTCCTGTTTATAAAAATAATAATTTAGTTTTTAATGTTGAAGATTCCTCTTTATTTGGTTACGAATTAAAAATATATCATGATAAAGAATTTAGGAATGAATTTGTATCAGTTGGTAATACTTCTAATTTCCAAGTGATTGGAGTTGGTACAGTTGGTATTAACACGACTGCAACAGTTAATCTTAATTTTAATGAAAATAATCCATCAAATCTATACTATAATATTAAAAAATCTGGTTTTATAAGCACTTCTGATACAGATGTATTCAACTACAATAAGATTCATTACTTAGATAGTAAGTATAGTGGAGAATATTCAATTTTTGATGTTCCTAATATTGTAGGTGCATCATATACAAGTTTTAGTATTTCTATTCCTGAAGTACCTGAGAAATTGTCTTATGCTTCAACTGAAACAAGTGTATTGAAGTACTCTACAAAATCAGAAAGAGCAAGGGGTGCAATTAATGATGTGAATATAGACTTTGGTGGTGTGGGGTATGATGATCTACCAACATTTGTGAGTGTGGCATCTACTGGTGGAACAAATGCCACTTTATTACCAAATTCAAAAACTATCAATAGACTTGATGATGTTAGAATATTAAATCCAGGTTTTGAATACTCTTCAGATCCAACATTAAAACCAGAGGCATTTGTTTCTCCTGTAATTTCTATTATTAATTCAAATACAATTAGTGATATTGAAGTTCTAGATGGTGGTAAAAATTACACAACAATACCTGATTTAGTGATTGTTAATCCACTTACTGGTTTGCAGGACACTTCTGGTGCAATAATTGCTGGAAGACTAAATGGTAGTTCATTACAAGATGTAAAAGTAATCGTAGAACCTAAAGGATTAGAGTCTGTAACACACGATATATTTGCACTTAATAATAGTAATGGATTAACTGTAAATAAATTAAGTTACAATTCAACATCTGGAATCGTAACTTGTACTTTGGTTACTCCTATTTTAGGATTTTCAACTGCTCCATTCTCAGTTAATGAAGAAATATTTGTTGAGGGTTTACAAAAAGAGACATATCCCAACGATCCAGAGGGAACTGGTTTTAACTCAGCAGATAATGGATTTAAGTTCTTTAAAATTACTAAAGTTACTAA